TGATTTTTTTTTGGAATTTTTTTTTTTACAGTTTTTGTTTTTTTTATAACTTTTTTGGAATACTTTTATTACTCCAAATCCCTAGTGGAACGTGTTAATATATTTATAGTCATAATACTCGTTTACTGCACATTATAATTTCTTATTACGTTGTCTATTTTTATACGGATTTAATTATTTACAAATGGTGTTAATAGTTTTTTTCCGTTCCACTTGGGATTTGGAGGTTATAAATATTAACTACAGATTTAATATTTACTAACTATTATAATTATTTACATTTCCAGAAAAAATTAGATTGTATTATATAGAATATAGGATGGTATTGAAAAGCAGGCAGAGGAAGGTGAAATAGGCAACTGAACAGGGTGAGTAACAAGGTGATAACAGTGTAGGTGAAGCTGGGTGAAGCCAGGTGAAGCTGGGAATGAATGTATTATGTTATAAAACGGGCGGTAGGTGAGGCACTGGGTGAGGCAGGTGAGGCTAAAAGTGAAACTCCTATATAGAAATTTACTTTATAAGAAAAGTTTATAAATTAGCCTCACCCGCGCCCACCTGTGCCTCACCTACCACCCCTTTTTAAAAAGTTTTTTTATAATAAATTTATAAATTCTTACAAAAATGACAAAAAACCTTAAAAAACCTTTCAAAAAATGACAAAAAAAATTTAAAAAATCTTAAAATTCTTAAAAAAACTTTTTAAAAATAACAAAAAACTAAAAAAAATCTTAAAATTCTTTAAAAAACTTTAAAAAAACAAAAAAAAATCTTAAAATTCTTATAAAATATTTATTTTTAATTAATCCATATCTATTTCAACTTCCACTTTATCTTCCTCACTAGGAGGATTACAAATATCTATATCTATAAATTTCTTATATCCGTGATGCATTATTGTATCATATCCATTTGTTTTCATTGCTTTTAAAAATAATGACGATGTTAATTTCTCTTCAAAGTTATCATCAAAATGCGCTTTAACTTCTGATGATTTTATTTTATTACCTGCACTATGTTTTATAAAACTATCTATGAAATTTTTAACTGGATTATTATCATTAAAATACTTACTACTTTCAGACATAACACTGTCTGGAATTTTTATACTATCATAATTATTATGTTCTACAAAAATATCTAATAGCAATAACATATACTCTCTATAATAATCTTCTGTCTCAAATAATGCCTTTAGACTTCTATCTATTTTTCGTTCCCATCGTTCAATAGGATTATCAACAAACATATATGGAAAACATATAACTTTAATACGACGCATTATACCTTTATCAATCTTTTTTATATATGGCATATGATTTGCTTGTAACCAAGGAGTAAATAACGGTTTGAATGAAAAGTTAGATTTATATAATTCTCGTGTTGTAATATCATCATTACCAGTTATAAGTTTAAGAAATGCTGTATTTAATGGTGTTTCACGTTGAAATTCATCCATATCAGATGGTTCTGATATTATTAAATTACGAATGCCTTTACAATTACCTAATGTGCTATTAGCTTGACCTTGCTTAAATGTACTTGTTAAAAATGTGTTTTCTGTTGTCATTATATAATCACCATAAGCACCTTTTTCTGCCGTACCAATAAGTCCCTTGCCATTTGAACCTGAACCAGTACAAATAAACACATTTTCACCAATATTTCCAAATAAACTATGTGCTTTCATTTTTAAAAAATAAATTTCCATTTCATCATCTTCAAATATAGACTTTACTATATCACGAATATTTTTTCGTATCTTTTTATCTGATTTCTTATATTTATATCTAGTAGTCTTCGAAATATAATCATCTGGTCTAATATCACGAAAATTTAATATTTTTTTATCAAATACCTTATCTATAAATGCTATTAAATTATTATTATTATCTACTTTATTATCTATATTCTCATTACTATATAAATCTTGCAAAAATCTAATTATTCCAAATATATAACCTGCATTTGATACATCTTTTATTAACTTATTTAAATTTTTACAATCTTTTACATATGTTGGATTATTTGGTTTCATTCGATTACGAATAGGTATTAAATATTCTAAAAGACATTTTGATATATGGGTATTCAACCCACTTGGTAAATTATTACCTGTACATTCTAATACATAATATTCATTATACTTATACCATCCTGAAATTGAAGAATATACATACTTGTCACGATTTAAATTATAAAATATTTCTGCCATTTGTGAATGACTTACAAATTCTAAATTTTTAAAAAACTTTTTATCTGACTTTTTAATATCACATATACTATCATTATTTATTGAACTATCTATATCTTCAATATCATCTTCTTCAGACATAGATTCAATACTAGTTTTATTGTCTAATAAATTATTATATCCTTCATTAAGTTTTTTTTGCACATATTTAAGGTTATAGCCAAAAGCATCTCTTATTAATTTTGTAAATTCATCTAATATAGATAATTTAAATTTACTTATTTCTATCATAATACCATCATAACATAAAACTGCTAACTTATCTTTAATATATTTTTTCTTTAAACAATATTTATATACTGTTTCTAAAATACGATTTTCTATTTCTTGGCACCAGATACTTACAACACTAGCCATTTCATTATATTCAAACTGATTTTTCTTTGTCTTATTAGACTGCACCTCTAAATAAATATCCTCATTTACATCTTCAATTGCTTTTCCATAAACATTACGTTCATTAATAAAGTTCGTAATAAATTCAGTAGGAGTTATATTATTATCTAAATTATCTAAATTTAATTCTTTAACCCATGTATTAAATGAACCAAAATATAATAGAATTATAAATAATTTTTTTGCCTGTTCCCTAGAAACACTATATTTATTTTGCACTTCCTCTAATTTATTATCACGATTTTTAACATACTCCTCAAGAATATCACATTTAATATTATGATGCTTGCAAGTTTGATAAATAAGTTCAGGATGGCAATTAGATATATCAATATCTATGTAAATATCATTTCCTATTGTATGCCTAATTTCTCTTCTTATAGTACATAATGAGAGTGATTTAATTGGATAAACACGCCCAAAACTATAACCATTGACACGCTTATATTTAACTGGAACAATTCCATAATCATTAATATTACCACAAAATTCATAATTTACACTCTGATGCCTATAATCTTCTAGCTGTTGTTTTTCATTTTCAAAATTATTCCAAGGTGTAGTGTTTAATACATTGGAGTCAATTAATTTATTCAGATTAGTTTTATTAAAAACTTCAAATAATTTAATACCATCTAACTGTGATTTGACAGATTTTAGGGAAATGCAATATTTTAACATTAATAATTTTATATATGCTAATTAGAATTTTATTTTTTTGTTTTTTTTTTACTTATATAATACTAATATATTATTCTTTAAATTTTAAAATATTATTTAAAATATTTAAAATATTTAAAACTAAATATATTTTAGAATACTATCTAGAATGAATGAAAATAATAATTTGAAAACACCGATTTATACTAGAAATGCTGTTAAAAAATATTATGAAAATAATTCCCAAACTATAAGCAATAAAAAGAAAAACAAATATCATTCAATGACACTAGAACAAAAACAAATTTTTCTTTCTAATTTAAAAAACAAAAGGCAGTTAAAACAAAATAATGAAAATAAATCAATTACAATACTTGATGAAAACCAGATTAAACATCAATCTAAACAACCATCCAGATATTCACTTATGACCCCAGCAGAAAAAGAAGCATACAAAGCCAAACAACGTGCCAATTATCAAGCCAGGAAACAGAAGAAATTATTATTAGAAACTGAAAAATAAAATAAAATAAATGAACTATAAAAACATTGGATTATGTATTGGATTATGTATTGGATTATGTATTGGATTATGTATCGGATTAGGTATTGGATTATGTATTTTGCGAATAGTTTTTTAGATTTTTAAGAAATTTTCAACAAAAATTGAATTATTTTATATTGATATAAAATATTACATTACAAGATGGCAACGTTCCGTTCTTTGATAAAAGCAATTCTAAAGAGCATTGAACACTGCTCGCAACCAATTCCAACTGACAAAGATGGCATTGATGCTGACCACCGCCGCACAGCTGCATTGATACTTTCTTTGGAAATACACGCTTGTGTGAATCATGCTTTAGTTATGAACAGCAAATTGTACCAACAGCTACAATTGCGCCTGGATCAGACAAACTGCTCACCAACTGGGCACATTTTGGCTTAGATGATGGCAATGTGTGTATGATATGTATGATATGTTCTCTATTTTTGCAATTTATATTATTATTTCTGCTATTTTTTTTATATCTATTATTTTCTTTTATTTTTAGAAAAAAATGGAAAACATAGATTTTCTGACAAAAAATGAAAGTAAAAAACAGTTATATTTATTACGTGGCTTCAAAGCTATAACCCATTCATATGATACGATGGTTTCGGAGGGTTTCTACCCCAACATTGGTTGCTTGAGCTTGCTCGCTTGCTCGCTCGCACCACTTGTTAAAGTAGAGATTTTTCGACGCTATTGTGTCATTTGGGTATAACTTTGTGCCATGTATTCTAACTCTAATTGATGAGATGGATAAGACGATGATGAAATAAGACAGGTTCTTCTTCGGAGGGATTGACAGTCTACTACAATTTGTTGTTGTCAGAGTTTCGTTCAATAAGTTAGAATACATATACATTATGATTATAACTCTTTTTACTGTTGCTGCTTTCTCCACTGGGGGATCTCTTTTCGAAGAGGCTTGTAAAAAGGTTAAGTTCACGCTTAATAATAGTATGCTTTGGTAGGTTCGATCCCTATTCTAATGCCGCATTCGCTTCACTGCGTATATTAGGTTGGCTAACACCACCTAGTAATCTAGTTTTAATCGTTTTGTATATATATTCCACACACCGCCTGTCAGAGAGTTGCAGGGGTGTTTTTTTTTTGTTATATTTTTTATTTTTGATATTCTTTTGATATTCTTTATTTATTCTTGTAAAATATAACAAAAAAAAACAAAATAATATATATCTGATATATCTGATATATCTAGAATTAAAAAAATTGAAAATAAAATATTATAAAAATATTCTAACAAAAAATAAATATAGCATTCTAGATATAAAAATATATTCTACAATGGATGCATATAATATTCCTAATGCTAGTATTAGTATTTTAGGTAAAGGTGTAGAAAAACATTATAAAAAACATCACAAATTAGAGTCCAAACAAGATTCCAAACAAGATTACACAAAACATAAAAAATGTAGTAAAACAGATAATACCGTATTTGATGATTTAGCATCGCATATAAGCCTATCCGCAGAACAAAAAGACAAAATTACAGATTTATTAAATCTATTTTACTATTTTATTATTTATTATTCTAAAAATTGTTTTAGGAAAAATGCGGATTGGGATTTCAAATACAAATATAAACATCATCAAAAAAGTAATAAATTATATAGAGTAGGTAATACCCTATTAGCTAATACGTCAGTGTTAGGTAATACCCTATTAGCTAATACGTCAGTGTTAGGTAATACATTTGATTATGATAAGGCAAATTCACTTAATGCCCACGGAATATTATTAAAAATACAAAAACAATTAAATCATTATAGAAAACATTATCCAGAAACCAAAATATTTAGAGATAGATTTTGGACACCAAATAAAATTAGTGAAATCACCATATTTATTGATAAAAGTTTAGAGCAAATGGTAAATATTATTGCGGTTCCATTAAAATTAATTTCACCAGATATAACAGAAAAATTAAATAAATATAAATATTTGGGATTGAAAGGGGGAGTTGGAGGAGTAGAAGGAGAAAATAAAATACACAAAAAAAAATCAGCATTCATTAATTACGACATATTACACCAAGTATTAGGTAATGACCTGCTGGGGGTAAATTACTCTTAAATTTGAATTTGAATTTGTATTTACGGCTTATTTTCTACATTGCGTGTATTGTCTACGTTTGAAAAATCAAAGATTACAGGGCAATTAAATTGTTTTTGAATACTATTTTTTTGTATAAATGCAGGCATATATTTAAAAATAGGCAGTAATTTAACATCCTTAATATGAAAATTATAATTAGGTTGTGAAGCTTCGTGTTCGTGTTCTTTTTCATGTGCTGCTATTGCTTCTAAAGGATAATCATAACATTTAACCATAATTTTATTATTAGTTCTTTCGCAATTACACCATTTATAAAATTTAAAATTTTTAATGTAATCTATAATATTGATATTATTTGGATTGGTAATATTTGGATTGATAGTGTTGTCTGGTGTTGACGCCGACATTTTAAGATAACAGAAATACTTTAATCTTTTATATTTTATATTTGTATTCTCTTATTTCTTTAAGTTATTTAAATTCATTTTTTTGCATATTATTTCATATTTCATATTTTATATTTCATATCTTATATTTCATATTTCATTTACTAATGGTGATTTTTCTAGAATATATTTTTTATCACTATTTTTATTACAATTCCAGCAATTAGAGCAATATATTCCTATAGGTAATCCAATTAAAATAAATAAACCCAAACTTAATAAAATATAAACTGTATATGTTTCCATTTTATTACTTACTATTTGAGGCGTAATATCGGAATTATGTCGGAATTATATCGGTGTATGTCTATATAATGTCTATATGATATATCCATTATTTTATATTGTTATAATTAACATAAACAATATTTAAAATATAACCTATTTATAAAAGGATAGCTTAATCTATTTTATATCTAGAATGAATAAAAATAGTATATTTATTATATTTATTATATGTATTATATGCCTAATATGTTTTTCTCTAGTAATGTATTTATTGTATAAAGTGATGTATAAAGTGATTTATAAAGTGTATAAAGTGTCCACAGGGCATAAT